ATGTGCGGGAGATTGGGCAGGCCAGATCTTACGTGGAGACAGCTATATGAGATGGAGCGCCGTTTTGTTGGCCCACCTATACCCGTGCGCGATCCCAACGCGGTTGAGCTGTCAGCGAGTTGGAATGTAAAGCCCACCCAACTGGTAGATATTGCCTATCTGAATGCCGCCCAGCTGTTCAGCACGACAGCCCGCTGGTGGTTCGTGCCCAGCTGGCATCGGGGCGATGTAAAGGACTGGAAACGCACCACCTTCAACGCGAAGATTGAGACCGCTGCCAACCTGCCAAGTTTTCGCAATGCATGGAAGTCACAACGATGCATCATCCCGGCAGCAGGTTACTACGAATGGACAGGAACGAAGGGGAACAAACAACCCTGGTGGATCACCACCGATAGCAACGCCCCTGCCCTGTTCTTTGCCGGGCTCTATTCACGCCTAAGCGATGATCTGCACACATGCACTATTTTGACGCGATCAGCATTGCCGCAGATCAGCGAGATACACGCACGCTCTCCGGTGATCCTTGCGGATGATCAGATCATACCTTGGCTCTCAGGAGACCTAGAGAGCGGCGAAGAACAAGACCTAGGGACCTCTTGGAACGGACGCATGAGGGCGCAGAAGGTTGCCCCCTTTGGCCGTGACGACGATGGGCCTGAGCTGATCGAGCCATTTGGCACGCTGTTCTAGCACTACCACTAGATAGATTAAAAGTGACAGAACTTACGACCGCCAATACTGTGATCTCAGTTCCAGCAATCTTGGGGGGAGCCAATGCCGGTGTCGGTAACTAGAACGAATGCGGGATACCTATTGGAAGATCTTACAGGAGGCCCCGGAGTAGATTGGTTAATATTGAACTATCATAGAGACTATCTCGGATTTACCCCTAGGACAGTACAATTCCACGCACAAACAGATACTTCGGTTGCAGTAACATTCCAGAACACCACGCTGCACAGCGCGTTTTTTGATGTCGACGGATTTGAAAAATACTCAATCACTGGGACGGTTGGCCGCGACATCCTTCACGGTGGTCAGCTGCAGGATGTGTTCATAGGAAAGCGAGAAGCCGATTCCTTCTTCGGATATGGCGGAAACGACCGGCTCTACGGTGGCCCAGGAGATGACAACCTTCGCGGCGGAAGCGGTAGAGATCGACTAGAAGGCGGCGATGGTGACGATCAATTGCGCGGTGGCAAGGGTCACGACCTGCTCATCGGGGGAAGGGGCGATGATGTTTTTCGTGGCGGAATAGGTAATGACACTCAGCGCGGCGGTCGCGGAGACGACTCCTTCTGGACCGGTAAAAGCACTGATGCTGGGCGGCATGATGGAAACGATCAATTCTGGGGAGGGAGCGGATCAGACGACTTCATCTTCAATAATGACTTCGGACGTGACGTCATTCGCGACTTCGATGCGAATGACGACAACCTCTTTCTGAACGGCGATCTATGGCATTTTCAGTTTCTATCGCCTGAGCAGGTTGTAGACCGGTTTGCCAGTTTCTACGATGGCCGAGTGGTCTTCGACTTTGATGATCCGCTGCGCGTTAACAACGCAGATTCCATCGAGATAATTGTCATCTTGGGCTCATTCACTACAGATGAAATCGTGGACACGATTGTATTTTGGTAGGAATGATGCCTCCGCGCGTAGATCTGATCAGATCTCCAAGTCGATCAGTCATCAGCACCAAGCGAGCCGAGCGCTGCAATTCAATCGTCTAACGGCCCATCGTGATGATCGATAACGCTGACAATTAGCGACAGCGCTTGGATGCATTCATCAGCGCGTATTGCGTCCTTCCACTGCAGCTCTAAACCCGTATATCCTTGAACGATATCCGCTATCCCTGTAATGCGAAAACCGGCGGGATTTTCAGAAATTTGATCAGTAATGGAAAGCTCAACGCACTGTATGGGTTTGTAATAATCCAGATAGATTTCTCTACTTAGCGCAACATTCTGCTGAAATCCGCGATGAGCGACAGATCGGTAGGTTATACCAACCTTTCCCGTCGTATGAATGTGGTCCTCAAGCGGATCCCATCCATTAGTATAGAGTTCTGAAAACGCTGCAGTTAGCTTATATCTATAAGAGAAATCATCTCCTACTTCCTCGGTGAATTTCTTCAAGAAAAAGCGAAAATAGTCCTTCTGATCTGGGGAGAACCTTGTATTTAGACCCCACATTCTACGATTTCCAAGGGCACCGAAAACAGATAGTGGCCGACGAAGACGCCAAACCGACAAATAAACTGTCTGGCCAGCATCCAATCCCATTTCCATCATCGCAGTAGTGCCCGAAGAGGATGCATAGAACATCGGATCATGCTCACGATTACACCTCTGAAATCCACCAGCCTTCTCGGGAGGGGGCGGTCCTATTTGATCAATGTCCTCTGGTCGCTCGGTCAAGTAGTCAGAGACACGAAAACGTAGGTCTCCCGGTGGCAAGATTTCGCGATGAAGGTACAAGTCTCCCGCAATTGCGTCAGTGATCAATGACTTTATATTCTCGAAGTCCACACTGCCCAGGTCCAATGCGTCGATTTCCGATAGCTTCTCACGCAGGTTCATCTACTACCTTTCGCACTGTCACAAAAAATGCGAAGCACTCATTGATCGGACTCTACTCTCTCCACCCGAACATTTCCGGTTTGCACCCTGTAGACGTACTCCTCATGATCGCTGACAAGATGCCCCTTGTCGTCCCTTACAAAAGAAATAACGACGCCGACCCTATCTACGGTCTTTTCACTACCTATCGCCTGCACGACGTCCTCTTGCACGACGCCATTCAGTTTTACGACCGTTTGTATTGAGGGCACATTATCTACTCCTTTGTCGGATCCACCAAGGCCGATGACATCTCGTGTCGTTGGGTTCTTTCTTCAAACACTGGCACAACCCTGCGCGGCCTGCAACAGAGTGGTAATCAGGGCCGCGCACTCCGAAGTCAGCAGCAGCCAAAGCAATCAATTTACTCCAATTCACAGCCAACGTCCTCCCCGAAACGCAAAAGCCCCGCTCACTGGCGGGGCTTACACGTCGCTGTCATGCGGGTATCCGTTCGCGTCACCCAGGACAGCCAGTTGTCCGGCAGCGTCTGCGGATCATCGGGCATCGTCGCCCGCGCCTCCCCATAGGATGCACACCCTGCGTCACCAGCGGTCAGAGTTTCGCCGCAGCTGCTCAATGTCATCATCGCGATCATTGCCGCGCAGATCTTCCACTGCTTCACGACCGGCCTCCTTTCGCTTTGCGCTGTCCTCCAGCGTCTCGATATACGTTTCCTTGCGACCCTCTGCCTTCTGTGACCGCCCATAGGCCCAGATAGCCGCGAGGAACGCCCCAGCGGCCAGCAGATAGCCCCAGAAGCGGGACAGGAGGGCCCTGATCATTTACCCTTCTCCGGGGCAACCCATGACGCCCAGAAGCCAATCCCAGCCATCAGCAGCGCGACCAGGGCAGGCCAGCCCGCGCCGCCGATGAGAGAACGCACCAGCGCAGCCGGATCATCGGATGCCAGGACAACCGCAAGCACCGGCCCGATGGCTGTCAGAAGATGGCGCAGCTGCCCCTGCACCTTGGGGTTTCGTAGCTTGTTCATGTCATGCCTCATTTGTGGAAATTGGGGTGCCGCCGGGAGTCAGGAAAATGCGACGGCCTGTGACTGGAACGCCAATCGGCCAGCGCGCCGACAGCAACCGCGATTTGGCTATCCGGGTGACCGTGACAGCATTCGCCTGATTGCCCCCCAGAACGTGGTAATGCGTGTCATCTTCGCCGTAGTAGAACCCGACGTGACCGGCCCAATGGTTCGGGCTGATCCGCCAGAACACCAAGGTCGCCCCGAAGACGGGATCACACTTATCGCCCCAAGGGTGCCAGTTGCGGGCGCCCAACGGGTTCCCAGGCAGATCAATGTCCGGTTCCGCCGACCGGTGGCAAGTCGCAACAAATGCACCGCACCACGGGATATCGCGCGGGTCGATCCATGACACTGAGGCGTCAAACCAGCGCCGCAGGGCTGCGGTGTCGCGCTCCTCATGCAGGCCGCGCATCTTGGCTGCTTCGGCCATCCATGGCAGATCTGACCGCTTTCCCACCGCAGGCATCAGCGCCGCGCGGGTCAGCGGGCCAACATAGGGCCGCGCGCGCAGGCCAACCGACCGCTTGAACGCAACAACCGCAGCGTCTGTGCGGGGACCGCGCAGGCCATCAATCGGGCCGGGGTCAAATCCCAGACGAGAAAGCCGGGTTTGCAGCCAGAGTATTTCCGCGTTCATGGTGTCACCTCAAATGTGTTGCTGGTGCGTCTGACCTCGCGCGCGCGGCCCTGCGTGGGATGGATGCGCCAGAGCGTGTTCACCCGGTATTCGCCCGGCGGCAGGTGGAGCGGATCCGCCCATGCCCACCAGCAGAGATCAAGCCTGTCAGGAAGTTGGTTTTCCGGCCGGTAGTCATTGGCGCCCCGATAGGTGCGATAGGTGGCCCAGCCATAGGACGCACGTGCCATGATGGTTACGGTCCACTCAGCCTTGAATGGCCTGTTGATCTCCCGGTCAAACTGCATTTCCGGGCAATCACCGGCAGAGGCGCCGGCGACACGAACCTCCCCGGCCTGAAACCACCAACTGGTTGGTAGCGCACTGGTCATGAGACTTAGCGCAAGCACCACCCCCCATGCCGCGATAATGAACTTGCCCCAGGTCATTTCTTGCCCCCCCGCAGCAGTCGAACTGCATCCTCGATGCCGAGGGAGAGCACCTGCCGGGCGATATGCTCACCCGTCAGCGCGATCAGCGCGCAGACGGCATAGGTGTAGATCTCCCCGTCCAACTCCAACCAATCCATCAGCGGTTCAGTGAACACCAAAGCGCAGCTGATCGCAGACGCCGTGGTGGTGATGGCACCGAAGATCGTAATCTGCGGTGATGCCCGCAGCTTGAGAAGAACGGCGGCGATCATCGCCAGCCAGAACTCCGGTGAAAACAACAGGTCTCGCATGTGCCTATGTCAGCTCCATTTGTGGATGGTGACGGCCAGCACCATTGCCAGCCTGCGGATGCGCCCCACGCCATCGGCGCGGAGGGCTTCGGAAAACGGTGCGGCTGCGCTGACCCGGCCCCAGCCGAGGACGTGAATGGCGTAGTCATGCAGCGCAGCGGCTTTCAGGTATCGCGGGTTGTGCCGGTCAAAGATCCACCCGGCCCATTGGGGGATCGAGACATCAAAGGGAAACCCCTTCGGCACGTACAAAAAGAGACCGGACCCCTTGGCTCCGATCTCCCATGAAATTGCTTTGGTGGTGTGATAGCCCGACCCGCTGCGGGCGCACCAATCAGGCGGCTGGCCAGCCATCCAGAACGGCCTGCGCGCCATTGGGGAGATGACCCAATCCAGCCAGCAGCGCAAGCCCCGGCGCAACCTCAGGATCATCCCGCTGCACCTGTTCGGCCATATCCAGCATGATCCACATGGCTTTCAGCTCAGGCGCATCCCGCGCCGCCACCAGCATGTCAGGGGTCATGCCGCCAAGATACATGCACAACCGCATGAACCCGATCTTGGTCAGCGGCTGATAGACCGGATCCGGCACCGGGATATCCTCAACGCCCCAAGCGGCCCCGTCCCAGGTCAGGCGCTGGGTTGCCGGGTCATGATCAGGCTGCGGCGGTGACGCGAAATAGCCCGCATCTGCGATTTCCTCAGCGGTAAAGCTGGCCGGATCGGTGCGGCTGCGCCCGTCACTCAGACGAATGCGGAAAGGGAGCGGCGCCGGGGCCGTTGTGGCAGTGTGATAAAGTTTTTTCATGCTAAACCTTTGCTACTCCGTCATATTGCACAATATGATAGTTATCTCGTGAACCTGCCTGATGCAGCAAATCACCGCTGGCAAAATCAATTGCAGCAGAAAAGGGGGACCCCATTGAGTGAAATCGGGTCCACTGGTGGACTACCGTATCAACATCCTCACCGTCATGAATTCTGGTGACGCCACCGACTGTTGTGATCAGGTTTTCCCCATCGTGAGCGATGGCACTTGGACCTAAGTAGCCGATAGACTTCGTTTCCAAAATCGTGCCGCTAGGTGTGACCTTGAACAGGTTTTGTGACCCGCCTCCTGCCTGATCGTAGAGCCAGAGGTTTTCACCATCATTACAGATAAGTTTGATGTAGGGTGTAGGTCGCCCAAACCCCGCAGCGGCACTAAAATCGGGCAGATTGTAGGCCCAAGCTGAACTGGAAGAGACACAGTAAAGAACATCCCCCAAGACGGTCATATCGTCATAAGTTCTGGTGGGATTAGTATTCGAAATGACAGAAGGGGTCAGCCCATCATGCAGATTGATTGTGCGGTATTGTGTACTGCGACCACCAACGATCAAGTTTCCGTTCCATACAGCTATCCCCATGGAATAATCGTAGGGAACGTTGATCGGAAACACGTCTTTTGCAACGGGCCACTGGTCGCTGTATGTACGCCGCTCACCGGCCCGCAACATGCGATCCCCGCGCATGGTGCCAATCATGCCGCCCATCAGACATCATACTCCAAGGCGCTGAAGCTCAGCACCGCATCACCCACGGTAGAGGCTTCGGCCTGCACCTGATCGCCCGCACTCAGGATCAGGGTGCCACCCATCGGATAGATCGGGCCGGTATCATTCGGCTTGATCGTCTCGCCATGACAGAGCGGCGTGATCGCATCGCTATCCGACGCGTCCAGCCACTGGACTGTGACGTCCACCTCATTGTCGAGATCGATCGGGGTGATCTGAAGGTGCGAGACCATCGCATAGCGACCGGCTGGCACGGTGTAGACCGTCGCCATGGCATCAAGTGCGAGGCGTTTGGACACAGGATATTGCGACATCGGGTTCTCCTTAGAAATTCGCGGCGAAGACCAGCGCGAGGCGGGTCATTTCGTCCTTGGCCTGCGCGACCGGGTTCAGGTTGTGCCAGTTGGCGGGATCTGCGGCGGGATCGATGGCCGAGGTGAAATCAGCCTTGGCGCGGTAGGTCAGCCCATCCGTGGGCGACCAGACCGCAGCGCCATCGCTGTAATCACCAGCAACCCAGCGATCCGCGTTCACGCCGCTCTCAAACGCGGCGCTGGCCTCTGCCACCGCTGCGGCTTGCGTGGCCACCTGTTCAGCCGCTGCGTTGACCTCCTGCGCCTGCTGATTGCTGGCAATCGCGCGGGCCGGGATCTCGCTCAGGAATCTGTCAACGTCGGCGGAAAAGGTATCCGGCGTGTCAGACCGGCTTGGAACCTTGGTGAATGCGGGGACTTGGGTGACAGACATCAGGTGACGCTCTCCACTTCGAGGGACAGTTTGGATATCGACGGGGTTTCATACGGAAAGCCGAAGTCGCGCGGGTAGCCGTAGGTAATGGTCCCGCCGCGCGTCGGATCACCGATGTAGATTCCTGGCACATCGGCGACATCTTCAAGAAAATCAGCAACGTAATCGTTGTTGCGGGTCTCGACCGCGACCTCATAAGTGACCAGCTTGGCCTTATTGCGCGAGACAATGTTGAACCTGCCGAACTGGTCACGCTCTTTGGTGGAGAAATTCAGCAGATCGCGGCGGGTCCCATAGACTGCTTCGCCGATAATGCGCTGACGCCCGATGAACGCACCGCCGACACTGACCTCCGCTCCGTCCGCGCCAGTTACGGTGATCGTGACAGGTTGGGAGTACGACGGTAGGTCAATGAAGGTCACGTCCCGCCGTTTCAGAATTGGCGAGAAGAAGTATTCCCAGTAGTCGACTACCTGGCTGTTATCCAACAGGCTCTTGGTTTCGTCGTAGAGTGTGCCGCCTGCCCCACCATCCACGGTCACCCGTGCGGACAGCGCGTCGAGGTTAAGCAAGGTGACTGAATTCACGATCTCAGTCGGCTGGATTGTCACCTCAATCTGATCCACCTGCACAGTTTGTGAGTGGTAGAACTCATCAAACATCTGAAACCGATTGACCACGCCAATGCGGATCCATGTTGGCGGATCCGCGTCTACGCCGGTCGCAGGATCATCAGCGGTCTCGATCACTGCACGGTAAAGGTAATTGCCGATGCGTCGTTCTTCACCCTCTGGCGTGGTGCCCGCTGTCCATTCGATCTCGGACAGCGGGACATTCGTGGTCAGGTTCGCGTCGGTGACGTCAATTGGTTGGATGATAATCATGCTGCCCCCTTGGTGGCCAGGCCATCCCGCTCAACACGCTTCAGCGAACGTTCAGTTGCGCCAGTGGCCTTGGAAATTGGTCCGAGATAGCCAGCCATCTCTTCACGCAGGGCCCGGATCTCGCCAACGGCCTCAAGGGCGCCACCAATCGTGCCGTTTTCTCCGGCCGAGCGTGCTGCACCCGGGCGACTGTTGACAACCTGGGTGCGTTCCAACGCCTTGATCTGCGCGATGCGATTGGCCTCCTTTTGCGCGCTGGCAACCGCGGCAACACCAGCTGCCATCTGTCCAATGGATCCACCCAGCGCATTCACGGCGCCGACGACGTTAAAAACACCTTCGCTGATGCTGGGCAGACCAGCGGATGGATCCAAGGTCGCCGCGACCATCTGCACCATATTGAGACGAATGGTTTCCAGCTCTGCCATGCGCGTTTCGATCCGCTCAGAGACGAGCGTGTATCGCTCCGCCGTGTGATTGAGCTGCGTGACCGCATTTTCGACGTTGATGGCTGCAACATATTCGCCCATTGCCAGTTCATAAGTGCGCTGCCCGTCTGCCAGGATTTGGTCGAGGCGCTGCATTTCCGCCTCATGCTGCGATTGGGCGAGCGCGATCTGGTGCTCCAATGCACTGACGGCCATGTCAGCAGCTGTCATTTCGGCCTGCGCTGCGTCACCGCGCTCCGATACAATGTTTGAGGTGCGATAGTAGTCTGCCAGATAGTCGGCATAATTGGAGAAATCAGCAGAATTATCCTCGCCCAACACGCTAAGCGCATCAGACAGGCGATCTGGATCCGAACCGCCGTTTTGCACATACATCAGTGCGCGGCGGTGCTCGACCTCGCGCCCTTCCGCATCGACGCGGCGGCGGTCGCGGATGGCATCGTCCAGCGTTTCGAACAGTTGGCGGGATTTCTCTGCCGCGCCCTCCAATGTGCCAAGGCGCCCCTCCAACTGATCCATCAAGGCGGTATGGCTGGCGGTTATCGCATCCCGCTCAGCGCCGACCGAGATTTGCAGGCGCTTAAGGCGAAGCTTAAGCCGGTCGCTGATAATGCCCAGTTGCCCCTGCATTTCATCAACGGCTTCTTTGATGGCCCCTGTCAGATCTGCCAGCGCATCACGAATGTTCTGCTCTTTGAGCCTGCGCGCCTCGGCCTCGGCCTGTGAGAGGGCATCGCCAACCCCGTTGAGTGCATCTGCTGCTTGTTGCGCCGTCCCATGGACAATCGAAAATTCATCAGACAGGCCAATCAGCGTCACGTAAGCCTCGCGACCTTCCTCGGTCGTGCGGTCCAGACCTGCCACCAAATTGCGAAATGCCTCATGGGTTGTTGGCAGGGTCAGGTTCAATTGTTCAGCAGCTTCGTCCAGCGCGTCCTGTGCGTACTGCTGCTGCTTGGCCAGCCGCTCGACATCAGTGAACATAAGCTCGAAATAGCTGCCGACACTGACGGTAAACTGTTCCACACCGCCAAAGGCATCCATGAGCGCTGATGCGCTTTCAGCCGCCTTGAGGCTGCCTTCGAACAGTGATTGGTTCAGCAGGCCAAAGCCCTCATTGGCGGTGATCAGTGAACCGCCAAGTCGTGTTAGTGTGTCATATGCGCCTTCGCCCGCCTTCGCGTAATCCTCTGTTTCCAAAACCAGATCCGCCATGCCATCACCCAAGCGGGTCAGCTGGTCCTCGAAGGCTTTCGCGATCTGTTCTTCACTCCCTGCATTCGGGCCGGTCAGCCAGATCGTGAAACCATCAGCTGTGAAGTCATCGATAGCTGTCGAGGCCAACCCAAGCGCAGCCGCCATTTCCTCAACGCTGCTACGAACGGCCAACGCTCCGTCATCCAGCATACTTTGGATCTCAGGCCGCGCGGTGTGGTTGACCTGTTTGTCTCCTCTCAGGAAGCCACCGTCCCAGAAGTCAAATTCAAAACCGTCAAATCCATCCGGGCCCAGAGAGCCTCGGACAGCACGGCCGTCATATTCACGCGAGAGGCCTTTGGATAGAATGGCGATACCGCCTGCGATAATGCCGAGAGCGGGTAGAGCTGCACCGAATGCGCCGAGACCGCTGGAAGCCCCGCTGACCAGCCCGCCGAGATTGGCGAAACTGGACGTGAGGCCGCCGCCGGTGAAGACGCCACCAAGTCCAGACATAATGCCCTGTGCGATCTGACCGCCCCCGAGCAGATTTGCGCCAATGTTGATAAGGCCCCCGCCACCCCCACCGAGAATGCCACTGCCACCACCAAGCCCGCCTGCGGCTGAGGCAGCAGTTCCAGCAAGCGAGCCGCCGAATCCAAGTGAAAGCATGATCCGGTTTTTGGCTGCCGTGCTGATCATCTGGATCAACCAGTTTTTGAAGGTTTGACCGATATCTTTGAGCGTGCCTTCAAAACCGTTGAACAGCCCCTCGGTCAGGGTGTCCGTTAAATCACCCACCAAAGGCAGGGAATCCGCCAGCTCAACATTCAAATTCGCAACGGCCTTGGCCATTTCATCCTTGGACAAAAGCCCCTGCAGCTTGGCCAACTCTGCCAGCTCACGGTTGTATGCCGCCATTGGGTCTAGGGACGCGCGTACCGCATCAGCTTCTTTCTTCAGCTGGTTGGTGGCTTTGCGGCTTGCAGACCCGGTCTTTTTCAGATTGCGCTCACGACTGCGTGCGGCCTCGCGCTCTTTGTCCAAGACAGCATCCAGGGCAATGCCATGCTCAAACTGATACTGCTCGGCATCAATGGCCTGGCGTTCCAGCCATGTGGCCCCCTCACGCCGCGCATCAAACTCCAGCTCTTTCCGAAATCGCTCTGCTTCAATCGCTGCTCCACGGATAGACTTGCCCGCTTTAAGTGCGTCGACCTCAGCTTGCTTGGTAGCATTTGAAATCAACCCCCCGCCAATGGCAGATAGTGAGGACATGATGGCTTGGATCTCTGCATTCACACCGGCCATCGCACCGGCCCAGATGTATGCTTGTGAAGTCGCTTCCTCCGTATTCGCTACAGAGCGACTTGATGAGGTGATGATCGCTTCGAGTTGCACAACCGCATCCGCCAGCGCCGAGGGTAGCTTTTGACCTTCGGGATAGAATTCGCGGATGACATCCAAGGCATCCTTCGCCTCACGCTGGATATCCTCCAAACTCTGGGCACCCCGAAGCTCGTCAAACCCCTTCTTGATGAGTGTAACCTGTTCGGGCAGCAAGCCCACGGCTTGTGACGCGGCATAAGCATCATCTTCCAGGTTCTCAAAGGTCTCGCGAAACGTCTGAATTTGCTCAGAAGTGGCCTTCATCGCGGTATTCCGCTCGAGCGCATCAAGCGCATCTTCCATCGCAGAAATAGCAGACGATGCCTCGCCAAGGTCCACAAACAGATCAAAGTTGTCAGTCTGAAGAGCATCCAGAGCGCGCCGGACAGAAACCCCGCTGAGGTATTCGTAGGTTTCCTTCACATCTTGTGCAAAAGCCCCGAATTCTTCAACAAGATCCATAGTGCTGGCCCGAGCACCGTCAGCGTACCGGCTGTAGTCATCCAACGCCCCTACGAGTTTGTCGAGGGCCTGGGTATTTAGCTTTGATCTTTCTTCCAGCGAAAGCGATGCGCTCCCCAAATCGAACAAAATTGGCACCAGCGCCCCACCAACCGCCACCGCTGTCCCAAGCCATGGAAGTATGGTGCCAATGCTGCCGCCGAGCATACTGAAAGCGCCTGCGGCTTGAGGAGCCTGCTGTGAAATTGCGCGAAACCAACCAATCATCGGGCCAGAAACAAAAACGTCTTGGATTTGAAAACCGACCTGATTTGCAACGAGACCGAATTTCGACATACCCTTGCCCGCCCGAGCAGAAGCGCCGCCAACGCCCTGCATCTGATCTTTGAGCATTTGCAGGGTGCTGGCCCTTTCCTTGTCGGAGATCAGTCCGGCTCTGTGTGTGGCATTCAACGTTTCAGTGGCGGCATCAAGCTGCCTGGTGGCCGCATATGTTGGGTCAATAGATGCTTTCAACCGGTCGTAAGCTTGCGATTGCCGATCCAATTGGCCAACCCACGCTTTTGCAGATGCAGAGGCTGTCCTCGATGCCTTGTCAACACCAAGAAGGGCGTCAAGTTGTTTCTGCGCTGCGGTGGCAGTTTTTTCAAATCCAACGTCATATGCCCGCGCCATCGCTTCAGCTGATCGCACAGCATCACGAGAAGTTTCTTCGAACCCGCCGCCCAACATTTTGAGGGCTGATCGGGCTTTTTTTGCGCCAGCATCAAACGATGCGGCGTCCAGTGATGCAGACGCTCGCAGCGCCCCAACTTCAATAGCCATGGATATACAACCTCTTGCGAAGAGATGCCCGGCCAACTAACGTCATGCGGGTTTCAAAGGAGAGAACTGTGAAGAGAATTCTATTTGTGGGCGCGGTCGCTTTGCTTCTACCGCTATCGGTGCAAGCATCTGGGTTTGACATAACCCACAGAGAGTGCACAAAAATATTGGATAGTTCCTACGATCTTCCCGACGCTCTAGGCCCGATCTATGAAAGTATGGCCGGGGCGCTAGAAAAAAAGACTAACAACCCAAGCGAGCAGAGGGAGAAACTGACTAAAAAAGCTTGGTCTCTCCGTCACAGCCATTTGAGAGAGTGGGCGGAATTTTCTAAGGATCTCAGAGCCTACTGTGAGACGCTGACAAGATAACTTGACCCGTTTCAGAGATTGCTAGCCGGTGTCTACCCTGCCAACGCTGACAGGCTGGCGTTCAAGTTGTCAGACAAGCGCTGACGTTCAAGCTCGACACCGGGATCCTCATCTGGCTGATCATCAAATGCGGGTGAGACCTTCATCGGCTCTCGCCCGCGCGCCAGACCTTGTACATAGGCCGCGCTCATCGCCCGGAGCTGCTTCACTTCCCACGGCTCAAGATCCAGCCCTGCTGCCAGTGAAAAGGCGTTTATCTCCGTCCAGGCGATTGGTGCAGCGCCACCCATCTGATCAAAGCTGCACCAGCCGAGAGCCTCGGGCATCATCATATCGAGCAGATATTCCACACCGCCGACATCTGGCAGAGCAAGGTCAATACCCTCTTTCTGCCAGATCTTCAGCCGGTTGGACTTCCACTCATCGGGGCGCGCAGATAGAAACCCTGCCTGCTCGGCATAGAGTGTCAGTCGGCGGAGGCGTTTCCCAAGTAGCTACCGCGCTTGGCAGAGAACGCGGCGACCTGCTCGACAAAGGACATCTCACCTTCTTGGGCGTTCATACGATTCAATCCAAAAAGCCAAGCCGCATCAGCCTTGGTCGCCGGAGCCTTGCCCTTGCGAATGTTTTTGAAACCGAGAACACGTGGCACCATAGCCTCGACCATGCGCTCATGCACGGCTTCAAGGGTGTTCTCGTCATCAGCTTTCTCATCGCCATCGTCAGCTTCAGCCCGTGCCTTCTGGCGAGCGCGTGAGGCGGCCCGGACTGATGGTGCCTCGGCCCCCAGTACAACGGCCAAGCAAGGTTTGCCGTTATCGACCGTGGGGTCATCGGGGTTGTCAAACAGCGGCTTCAAGGTTGCCGGATGCTTCAGGTGGCAGTCTGCGCCCTTTTCAGCGGCTGACACGCTATCAAACTGGTTGAAATCCATGATCTTATCCTATCAGTTCGTGGTTCATTCGGGCCGGGGGATCGAACCACTCTCCACCCGGCCCTGCCGCTCAAATGAGCGGATCTTGATCAGCTCTTACGCGGCCTTTTTGAGGATCTGCTCAGGGGTCAGCTCAATTGAGGTGGTGGCCGTAACCACATCATCCACGCCGCCGATGTTTGGCTTGAACGACATCACCAGACCCACAAGATAGAAGACCGTTCCATCCTGAAGGGTGATCGCCATGTAAACCGGATCATCGCTTTCAAGCGCGGTTTCCATCGCAGTTTGCCCAGCGTCGTCGGGATCAAGTGCAAGGCTGGGGTTCAGGTTGCCATTGTTATAGCTCCCCTTGCCCTTCTTGGTGCCCCGCGTTGACAGCGGGTTGTGTGTCACGAGGGCCCATTCTTTACCGAATTCGCCCACGTTGGTGATCTCACCAACCGGGATGAAGGTCAGGGCGTCAAACCCTGCGGTGTCATGGGTTGCGGGCGCGGCGGCAGAAATGCCGAGCGTCACCCCAGAGGCGGTCTGGTGCGCCATATCTGTTTCCTTTCAGTATAGAGAGAAAGCGCCTTGGGGCGCGGGTAGATAGGCCGTGGCCTATTTCTTGGGGATCACCTTCAGCGGCCCCGTGAACTCGGCCAGCACTTCGCCGTCAGCCTCTGTCGCTTCGGACACCGTGCCCTGGTAGGTCACGCCATTGGCAGAGGTGAACTGCAGCAGATCGCCGGGCTTTGGCTCCGGGCCCCGGTACAGCGCGGCCGGGTGTGACGCCTTGTTCGGCTCCATCGGCAGGCGGATCAGCTTGACGCCCGTCGCGACAACGGGTTCCGGGTTGGATTTGGCCGCAGATCTTTGGCCCGCCGCAGCAGGTTTCTGGATTGTCATGATGCGTGTCCTTTGAGGTGGAGTGTGCCGTCGCAGATTTGCGGCTATTCGCGATAGGTGATCGCAAATGTGAGTGAGACCCTGTGGGCAGCACTGGCATCGGTGCTGTTTCCGTCTCGTGTGGCGGTCAGATGGGCGCTGACAATTGGCCCGCCGCTATAGCCTTCGAGCACGGTGCGCACCTCGCGGCTAGCAGTCATCGCCTGATTGTAGGTTTTGCCCCAGCAGTCGATCTGTATCGAGCCTTGCATGAGGCCCTTGCTGTTCAGGGTGTGGTATCGCCTGCCAGACATTCGCGACATCGACACCAGCGGCATGGTTTCGCCATCCTCGAAGTAGCCCCATTTCAGCGGGCAGCTCACTGCTGCCTCAAGCAAGTTCTGAAGATACTCCTCCATCACAGCCCCCTCTTGGCGCGGCGCGACAGTGTCGCCTCCAGCTCGCCCCGTATCTCAGCGGCCAAACCCTGAAGGATGTCGCCCTTGTAGGTCTCCCACGACGGGGTGAGCGACGGTGTCGGGGCCACAGCGCCCACATATTTGCCGCTTTTGTGGTAGCGAGGCTCGGTGCCCCATTCGCGTAGATGTGCATGTGGGGCGGATCTGGTCGCGCCAACGAACATGGTGACCGCGCTGGAACCGACATCTGGTTGCGGCTGGCCGTTTTTGAGCCTTGATGACACCGAGAATGCGCTATCGTCAGCCCCGGGCCAAAGGTAATTCGCCATTTCCGCAACTGGTTGCAGCTGCTTGGCCAGGGCGCGCCGAACAACCGGCTTTGATACAGCTTTCGGCAATGCCGCCAGATCATTGTCGAGTTCGCGCAAACCCTCCATTTTCAGCAGGGTTTTCATGAAAGGCTCTCGCAAACAATGTCCAGATATTGCCGCGGCTTGTCCCGGTTTGGCTCGATGGCCCGAATGTCGTAGGTGATGCCCTTTCCGATATCTCGCATCTGCCACTTGGTTTTTATGGTCAGCGCAGGGGGTGATTGGCGGATCGTCGCAACAATTGTCTGCCGACCTGTCAAACGCGCTGCTTGAACACTCTCACCGCCGCGCAGGAACTGAAAAAAAGCGCGAGTCCGGAGGCGCTCGACAGGAGTCCAGTCTTTGCCTCCGAAACCATCATCGGTGCCGACCAGTTCTTCGAAAGCCACGCGTTCGATCAGCAGCATCAGACTGCCATCCAGCGGTAAGGTTGGATCAGGGCGGAGACCCCCATCGGGAGGGCTTCACCCGGCTGCGCTGTTCGGTTTTCATACCAGGTCGCAGCAAGCGCCTTTACGGCAAGTTTCAAATTGGCAGGTACATCAACTGCGGCGCCAAAGCCGCATGTGAACTGCACCGCGATTGGTGCTGGATTGTCCTCCTGCAGCGCAGGAAAGGTAAACGCGTCTGTCAACGATACCAGCGTGCCAGTGAAAATAGGCAAAACCGAGATGTTTTCAGCTGCAACGCTTTGCTCCATGCCATCTTCATCGAGGTAGGTCAGAACTACAGATGCAATGTCAGGCACCGGCAATCGAATGTCCCGCGCCCAATTCGCGCGATGCAATTGCCACGTCTGCGCAACCATGGCCCGCCCCAAGACACCCCGAAATCCATCTAGATGAACAACAGCGGCATCGCGCATGCCTGTCAGCAGTTCATCATCGGCGTCAAAATCGACCATTGCCTGCTCTTTTACCTCATCAAGTGTGACAGGGCTTTCAGCCGGGGCGACAGTGCGAATGGGGCGGAACATCATCACTTCGCCTTGTTGCTCGGCACCTTGAGCGCCTTATTGTTTGGAACAACGGCCGCTTTCTCAGTCAAAACGCCACTTGCAACCAAATGCGCAACATCGTCGGGGCGAGCTACGCGAGTATCGCCAGCCTCATAATTTCGATCTCCGACATGCTGCCGCTTCACGTCATATTCCATGTCATTCTCCTAATCGGTTTACTAAGAGGGCGAGCCGCCCCGCCCTCCTGAGAAAACCGATTAGGCAACGTTGCCAAAATCACCGTAGATGAAGGCTTCGGGACGATAGACCGCCAACGCCAGACGCTCCTCGCAGAGCATGGTCACAAGGTTTTTCACGAAATCATCTTCGTTCTCGGTCGCGATTTCCACGCGCGCCTGCCAGCGATCAAACACCTGAGCGCCAAGCATAAACGCGCCGGTCAGAAATTTATCCACCTGCATTGCCTGGGTCGCCACAACAGGAAGGCCCCAGAGTGTGGGAGCCGCGGTGCCCTGCGGATTGCCGATGATGTAACGGCCATCTGCATCCTTCAGGAGCTCGACATTTGTCCAATCGATGGGGTTCATGACATGACCTGTAGCCGGATACTCCGCCAAAACGGCCTGAAGCATGGCAAGACGCATTGTATCGAGATACTGTGTGGAAGCGGATGCACCGGACGGGGCGGCATATGCAGTTGCCTGAGGAACGATTCCCAACAGGTTCTGACCGGTTCCGTCGCCGCTCAGGAGCTGGTATTCTTCTTTGAATGCCAGTCCATAGCGCAGGCGCCCATCAATGTAGGAGCGCATCCACGCGGCGTCATCAAGGATCTGGCGCGAAGCCTTGGCGGTATGTGCAAGCACCTTTGCCGATGTGTTCACCAGATCCATCTTGATGTCGGATTGTGGCTTGGTAGCCCCCTCTGCCACTGCGGCTGCATTATTGTTGAAGCCGGTTTCGCGCACGTATTCCAGGGTGGACCCATCCATCTGACCCGGTGTGATCAGATCGCGGATTGTCATGCGGCGATTGGGTGGCGCGATCACGCCGGGCAGTCGTGTGTCTGGCACAGCCGCACCGACAGCGCCAGCTGTGTCGCTGGTAGCACTGGTGATGGTTGCTTTGGCCTGAAATTGCGCAGTGCCGCGGAAGTCGGTGCCTTTCTCGAACGCGGCTTTGAACGACTCCGAGGACACAACACGCTCCCCCAGAGATTTCGCATGTTCGGGTGTGCCGCCGTCATGCGCCCGAGCCAATTTCTGTTCAAATTCGGAGATCTGCTCTGCCAGACCGTTCATCTTCAAGAGCGCCTCATCAGCCTTCTCTTTCAGATTGCGTGTGACGTCTTCGCCAGCCTTAGCTTTACCCAAGGCATCCTCGGCAATTTCCTTGACCTTATCGAATGCCTTGGCGTGATCGGCTTTGATGTCGGCAGCGAGTTCCGCCACCGACTTGGTGTTTTCATCAGCCATAATGGCCTCCTGTGTCTGGTGGGATTAGGCCCGCAACGCTTCAAGCAGTTCGCGGGCTTGCTTTGCCGCTGCCGGTTCCCCCGGCCCTTTCAGGTGGATACGTGCGGCACGTTCCGCCTGTGAATTTGAAAGCCCCAAGTTCCCCTTGAGCAACGTTTCAAACTCTCGCTCAGTTAGCCGATCCCCGGCTTTGAGCTTTTCTGTAATGTCATGAGTAGCTTTCAGCGCTTTGACGGATGAGACGGTCGCGCTCTCATGGGCGCCGATAGAGACAACAGACACCTCAAAGAGGTCCAGTTCTTTCAAGTACCAAACGCCTGTATTTTCATCACTCTCATACTTGCGAATGTAGTAACCGATGGAGAGGCCATCGATGTCACCATCCTTCAAAAGCGCGTGGGCTTCCCGTCCACGCTGAACACCCATGTTCAGCTTGCCGCGCATCAGTAGGCCCTGGCTGTCCTCTTCCGCAGCAAGCCATTTCCCAATGACCTCACTGCGTTGATGTTGCCAGAACATCTTAGGCATCGTGCCTTTGGCTTTGTGCTCTTTCAGTGTCTCAGTATACGCGCCCCTTACAACAACATCACCGTGAGCATCAGGTTCGCCGCCAAAGATAGACCCATAGCCTTCGAATTCGCCGGTATCATCATCCATCGCCTTAATTTTGAAGACCGGGGCGGCCTTATGCTGGATCGTCATTCCCTGCCTCCGTAATTGGCACGTTTTGCATTTGCATCCGGGCAACGTTTCCACCCTCTATCGGCGGCAGGTTCTCCAGCCCCCGTACTTCGTTGATCGTCATCGCGCCGATCTGCGTCATGCTGGTGTAGAAAGCGGCGCGAGCCTCTGTATCGGCGCGCAGCAAACCTTCGATATTGAATTCAATCGTCACCCCGGCGGACCGGTCAGCAGCACTAAGCAGCTGCTTTGCAATCGATTGCTCAATACGCTTTAGTCGGCGACGAAGTGTGAATTTCTGAAACCCGATGGTCTGCTGCTCAATACCGGTTCCCCAAGAAGTGCTCTTTACTGTGTGGCCAATCATGAATGGCGGCACTCCGAAGAACCGACAGATTTCCTCCAGTGAAAACCCCCTGCTTTCCAGCATTTGAGCGTCTTCAGGCGTGATCGAGAGGCTTTCCCACTTTGTCCCGCCTTCAAGTACCATAGGGCGCCCAGCATTCTGAGCCCCCGCAAACTTCTCAACCAGCTTGGTTTCTGCAATTTCCCGATTTTCCTTGCTCAGGAAATCCGCGAAGGTTAGCGCGCCGGACGGGCGAAGACCGTTGCGGAACGTCTCACTAGCGGCACGGTCCTGCGCCTGCGCCAGGCCAAATGTTCCACGCCCAAACTGCAGCGTCGAGAGCCCACCTAGCGGGTTCCCTCCAAATCCGCGGATATGAAGAACATCTCGATCAGTCAGTTTGAAGTGCTGGCCATCCTCGGTCCATTCATATTGCAGTGCCCCGTTATTCAACCGCTCAACTGAAACAATCTGTGGAGCAACTGGATATAGCGCAGTGATCCGTCCGTTATCGCCCCGCGCGATCCGTGCATAGGCATTCCCACGCAACTCAATCGCAGCGCTCATCCACTCCCAGAAATCTACGGCTGTCTGATCGTAGTTTGGGCTATCATGCAGGACGCGATAAAGTGGGTGTGACTTTGCGACTTCGCGCTTGCCATCAGTACCAGTCCGATAAACCATTAGGGGCAGCGTGGCGATTGTACCCGCAATCAGATTGACGCACCCCCAGACCGCTGACAGCGCCAAGGCGCTAGCTTCGCTCACAACCTCGCCAGAATACGCCTTTCCGCCCGAGAACTGCGCAGGATAATGCGAGTCGGACGTACTGAAGCGACGAACAACTGCCGCCTTGAACCGCTCGATAACGCCCATCGTTTATCCTTCTGCAGCCAAGGCAGCGAAATAGTCATCCGCGCCAGTGCTTTCTTTCATTGCCGCCGTTGCCGATCCGACTGCCATCGCCAAGGTGACAACCCCATCGATCCGGCCCCGCGATCTCGATTTGTCGAACATGCGGTTGCTGAACCCGTCTTCGCGGATGATCGCGTTGCGGGCGCAAATGCTGGTCAATTTGTTCCGGTCGATGACCACTGTGCCTTTGAGCATGTGATCTTCAAGCTGTGTGATCGAGGTTGGCATGCAGAGAAATTTGGCGTCAAAGCTCACGCTGTGACCCTGTTTATGGCGCACGACCTTGAGGCCGGAGCCCGCCTTGTCGTCACCCTCTTCGATCCAGTAGCTGAATCCAGCGGTGTCGAAGGCTTCGCAGAGCTTTTCCATATGTGCGCTGTCGATTGCCATCTGCACCACATCATGGCGGCCACAGAATTCAATGATCTTGGCCGCGATGAAGCTGTAATCAATCACGCGTCCTGGCGTGATTTCGATCAGGTTCGCTTCTTCCAGTTCACGGTAAGGAATAGCATCAGCAGTCGAACGCTCTTCGACCTCAAATTCACGCGTCCAATACCAGTTCTTGACCTCGATCTTTTCCCCCTCCCACGCGGCTGTTAGCGCGGTCAGGTCGTTTTTCTCTGACAGATCAAGCGCCAGATGCGCTTTGCGACCTCGCATGGCCTTCTCATCAACAGCGCCTTGAACTTCCTTCCATGCCTGCTCAGACGTCCAGAATCCTGCCGAGCCAACGGGGATCCCGAAATAGAGGCGTTTGGTCGTGAGTTGCGTGCTGATCTGCTGCTTGGCTGTAACGACCAGCTTGCGCACATTGTCGATGGGGTATGTCAGGCCCAGAGCTGGCAGCGCCTTAATCCAGCAACTTTCGTCATTCAAGGGGTCATCACCTTCGTCAACTCTGGCGATATATGCGAAGACACTGTCATCTGTGAAATCGCCGGTCACAACCTTTTGGCAAAACTCGCTATAATCTGTACCGACCTGCTGATCTGCACTTGGGGTATTGGTGCCAAGCATCAAGATGCTGTCGCCGTGCTTTTTCGTGACGGCCGCCCTCCACATCTCGATGGCCTTGTTGGTCTTCATCTCGTGGATTTCGTCACCGGCCACGAGTATCGGCTTTGGTCCAGAAACGCTGTCGTTGTTTGCGATAGGCCGCATGAAGGATCCGCTCTTTGCATGCTCCACGCTATAGGCGAGATCTCCAGTTCCACGGATCACGTAGGCCGCGTCTTCAAGCGTCATGCCCTCCTTGCCTGGTATTGGTGCCCGCAGCATCGCGACAGCATCGCGAAACATGACCCGAGCGGTGTCTTTGGTCTCTCCGATGCAATAAACCTCAGCGCGCTTGCGCCCATAAAACCCGCTGAGATAGATACCAATCGCCGCCATCAACGGCGACTTGGCCTGCCCCTTGCCGGTCTCTAACCACACAAATCGGAACCGAATAAAGCCATCCGCCGTTCGCCACCCGAAGATCGACCCGACAACAAACAGGTGCCACGGCAACAGGGTGAACGGTTCGCCCTCCTTTGCACCCTCAGTGATCGATAGCATCGCCGGGAAAAAACGAATGGCCCGCTCAGCCTGGTCGACATCCCAGGTCAATTCACGCCTATGTGCTTGCTTTAGATCATCTAGATGGCGCTTGCACTGTGCTCTGACAAACACTCCAGCGATGACTTTTCCTGCAATAACGTCACGCGCATATCGCGTTGTCTGATCAATGCGCTCCGAGGAACTCATCCGCCGGTGTCTTTGCTGCAGGTTTCAACGGAGCCTCTGTCTTTGCGCCAACGCTCTCGGGCGTGAGGGTCAAAGATTTTTCCAGCTTGGCGATTTGGTCAGCCATATTTTTTACCTGAGACCAAAGCATGTCGGCATACTGCCCGCCATCCTTACTATCGCGAACCGGCCCACTCGCGACCGCCAGAGGTTGATAGTGCAAATACTCAGCGGTCATCCGGACCAGACGGTCAAGCGTACGAGCCCGCGCCCGATTCCACAGGCCTCTAGCCTCAAGATCAGCTTTGTATTCCTCCCAGAGAACGCAAGCCTGTTCGGCGATACTGCCACCCTCGTCGTGGCCAGCGAAAATATCACCGTATCGAGGGCGCGGAATTTGGGCCATTTGGCAGTCTCCAGCCTACGACGGGGACACCCCCCTTTTTGCGAGCAGATATTGCGCACGCAGGAGGGTCGATAGGTTTCCGGTGTGGGGGCCTGAACTTTTGACCTCCCCCCCAGCCTCAGATCAGAGCCGGAAGGCCGGAAACAGGGCGGCACGGGGGCGAAACGCTTTACCTCGTCACCACTCCTGCCCGATACGCTCCTTGGCCTGAGCGATCAGCTCGGCATCTCCTACGTGGGCAGCTTCGATTGAAGCGCAATGAGTGATGTGGCAACCGGAGCAAACCAGAGCGAGGTTCTTAAGTTGGAAAGCCAGATCCGGGCGGAGGCGCCACGGGCGGAGGTGATCCACCACGGCGGCGCGCTTACCTGTCTTACCCCGGAGGCTTGCCGGTATCGGCTGGCAGCACATCCGGCATTTTCCGCCCTGCTGAGCGTAGAGCGTGGTTGCAAAGCGGTCACGGGCCGCGCTGCCCTTGCGGCCTGAGAATGGGTGTCGTGTCAGTGGATCCACTAAGGCGCCGCCATTGCCGTAGCACCGCGAGGGCCTCCGGTTTCCCGTCTCGCGGTACACTCGCCTCTAACGCTCAACGGCGCTCGGAGGGTCACCGGCGCATGACCGGATGGGTGAGCAATACCATATGCAGTATTACTGCGCAACTCGTTGTACCATGCCACTGTCATCCTCACCGCGCACAACGCCAATGGCAGTGATCATTTCGTACCAGACACGGCCTTTCTCGACAGCTAACACATCCACCATGAACCCGCTGAACGGCCCTGAGGTCAGTACAGCTCTGCCACCTGGCGTGGGCATCACAGCAGCCAAAGCCGCGGCGCGTCGTTGCTCGGCCTGCGTGGGTAAGCCCATTACCCCCATGACATCATCACCGCTCAAGGCAACCGGATGCCCATAGCGAGAGAAGACGCCGATGACTACCTTGCGCCTGCGCATCACATCCCAATGAGGCTCATAGCCGAATTTTACATAGATGATGCCAGGGAGTATCGGTGCTGTGCGAACATGTTTCTTGCCCGCCACGTGCCGTACGCGCTCCTCGGTTGGGTACTGAACCTCGCACCCTGCATTCTCAAGCTTGCGTGCGGTCTCCGCTTCCTTCTGTGGGAGCGTGATCAGCGCGTGCCATACTGGTTGGCAGGGCTTCCCCACGATCCCGCGCGATGATCTGAACGGCCAAGGGTCGCCAATATTCCACTCATGCTGCATCGTGACTGCCCTCTAGGACTGCATTCTGCAACACGTCAGAAGCGACGATGCTACCCGATGCCTGTTCAATACGTTCAAAAAGGGACATACCAGCAACCTTGCCTGCGTTCTAAGCAAGATCTCTGATAGGCAAACCCTTTCCCTCTGGCTGTTTTCGCCTTACCCATAACTGCCTAGTAGGTCTATGTTCAGCTCCGCGACTAAGGAGGGGATACGGCAGCTCACAATAGACCTATAATCTATTTTTTTGGAGTTTTTCTGAATATGGATTGCATCTTTTGCGGCGAATATAGAACCAGCAGAGAACATATCTGGGGGCGATGGCTTCAGGAAATATACCCGATTGAGAACGTCGGGCATACGAGTAAACACTGGGAGGATCGCAATAATGAAGCAGCCAACGGGAAGATTGAGGTTGCTAAAGGGCATTTTGAAAAAGGCGAGCATCCTTTTCAAATGACAAGCAAGGTGGTCTGTGCGTTCTGCAATAATACTTGGATGTCGCAGATCGAGGAAGAAATGGTGAATTTGACCAAGAGAATCATCTTGGAAAACACGGTTCTATGCAGCTTTGACGATTTCTTGGCTATAACCAGATGGTGTTTCCTAAAGTTTTGCGTACATGAGGCTGCACAAGAGTTTTCGGCACCTGAGGAGCTATATAATCTTGGCCTTGTTGAAACTTTTATTCACCACTCAGAGAAGGCTAGACGAGATAGAAACAGGAAGTTTTATAAGATCAGGAATGTTCCTGCGGGATATTATGTCTTCTTGGGCCGAAGAGGCTACTTCGAGGCAACTGCCAGCATGAATTTGGCTCAAGCAAGTTCTATTACGGTGTACCCATCTGGCGAAATGGACTTGATAGAACGGCGAACTACTGTTGGGCACGCAGGCAGCTTGCACTTTGTTGTATCGAATCAGACTGAGGTAATTGATTTCGTAAAGAGCAGGTTCAACCCTCCCCAACCAATTCGCCCTCCTCTGGTTCATTTGGATAACTTTGAGAACCGCATCGAGAAAACTGTTATTGAAACCAGCTTGCTAGAGGACGAAGTAATGTCGGTTCTTGACGTCCAACTGCCGGGTCAGCGAAGAAGAAACCACAAAGGGGGTCGGCCGGGTAAACAATCGGTCATTCGCCCAAGAAGGAGGTCGTAGATTTTAGCACCTCCCGTATCATCTTCACGCCTTGATCACTAATCCGCAACTACCTCCGCCCGTGAAAGCTCTTCACGATTTGTCGTAATGACACCTATGCTTCAGATCTCGAACCCCACATCAAGCGTGGGGCCCAATACTCCGCCAGATCCAGCAGGCTTACCTTGCACCCAAGGCGACCTCTTTTTGCTCTAGTGCAGCTTGAGATCGCGCATGCTGCGCATCGCACCAATCAAAAGTCTTCATAACCTGTGCTTTCTATAGCAGGCCGCTTCGCTTCTCTCGCAGCTTGACGCGCCCCACATGTTCTTTATTTGTTCTACCCATGTGGACCATGCGAAAAACGGTGATCGGCGGCGAAGTTGGCGAAGATGATTGGGTGATTGTCTGGAACGGCCGTTCGGTGGGCCGGATAAGCTTAGATGCCTTTCCATATAATGATGCCAAGCTCTGGACATGGGCAACTTGGGTCCATCCAGCAGAGCACGGTCGGGTGGACACCATGGAAGAGGCCAGAGAGAAAGTGCGGGCAGTAGTATTGCGCGTGTTGGCCAACGAAGACTAACGCCGCTGCAATTCTAGACCTCAATCGAAACTTCGACGGGCGCGGCTATGCTCCCTTCTCCTACTGGCTCCTGAAAACCGATCCCAAACAATTAGCTGCAACCATTCCCTTGCATCCAATGCGGCCTCTTTTCGGTCTAGTGCCGCTTGCAATCGCAGGTCTTGGACATCGCACCAATCAAAGGCGTTCATCTTCCACACCCTCTACAGCAGACCGCGGCGCGCCACAGCTGGGGCACCGATCTTGGCTTGTTGCTGTCCCGCAATAGGCGCACCGAGTTGGTACACTCGGCGGCTTTTCAGTCGGTTGTCGCGGCCCCCAAGACATTACCCCTCCCCCCTAAACCAACCGCGGCGCCCAGTAGTCCGCCAGGTCCAGCAGGTTTGCGACCGTTTTGCGCTCGACCCCAAGCTCTGAGGCGATTTCGGCCTGATCCGCACCTCGGCCCGCCATTTTGATCACTACGTCGGCCAGATAGGCTTTCCGTAGTCCGTGGCAGCTGGGTAGCTCGAGGACGCTGTTTGCATGGCTGAAACTCAGCGCCTGCGCTGCGTCCCAGCCGATCAGGGAAACAATTCGGTGATTTTCAGGAATGTCGCTAGGGATATAGAGATGGCGACGCCAACGTCGCGCGCCGCGCTGTCGCGTGCCCTCAACCAGCTTGACCGCATTTTCGCGGCCTACGACCTCCGCAATCTCCTGTACCAACTCAGGCAGGGGAACCTTGCGGCCCCGTCCAGCTGCGAATTGCGCCAAGGGGAAGCGAACAACATCCGGCATTTGGAGCTGCTGCGCCACGACTGCCGGTGATGCGCGCGACGGCGCAGATCGCCCAGCGCGCTGCGCTTGGTCGAGCAGTTTGCGCATATTCGCAAGTTCGTGTTTCAGATCGTCTTCAACACCCATTTTCTGCTCTCACCCCTTTGCGCGGGTGATCAGCAGCTCAATGCCCTGAGCCGCGAGAACTGATTTCACCAGTTTGAATTTGTCGGTCTCATGCCCTTTGCGATCCTCAACGACCATAACGCCCAGCGCGTTGTCGACGTAGACGAAATCCGCCTTGTAAACCCGCTGCTGGTTGCCGCTGTCCGTCATGATCGGGCCATCCCGGCCAATGAGTGGGATCGGGGCCTGCCGACGCAGACCGCAAATCGCACCGCTCGCCTGCAACAGCTTCAGCTCTTCCCAGCGATCCGCCTCTGTCTTGCTATCGTGGGTGATGCCGTCAGCGGTCGTGGTGCGCTTGGTGCCGCGCACTCGGCGCCTGTCTTCCCCCTGCCCCTCCGCAGCGCGCTGGGCGGCCTTGTACTGCTCTGCCGTCATTCGCTCTGTCATTGTGCTGCCTTTCGCTGCTGTGCCTCTGCCTGCATCGCTGTGGCGAGTTCTGTCTCAAAGAACTGGGTCAGGCTGATTGTCTGATGCCAGCCACCAGAGTTGGTGCCGCCCTTGCCGCGTGTGCGCGCAGGCAGACCAAGGATCCGGCGCCGGGCGCCAATGGCTGACCGGTGCGTGTATCCGAAATGTGCCGCCATATCCGAGGTGCAGACACCTGCGTTCCACATCCGGGTGAAGGTCTCATTGTCGACGTAGCACCGGCGCACCTTGGCGCGACTGGGGAGGCCGAGGCTCTTTGCTTTGTAGCTCACAGCTTGACGGGTCACGCCCAGCGCAGTTGCGATCCGTTCGGTGGGAATATCATGACGCCCCCATAGCGGCGCCAGTGTCTCTTTGGTGATATTGGCAAGCGGTCTCGGCATGGGTGCGCTCACATGCCCAGCGCTTCTTTGTACATCTCAAGAACGGCGTCCTCTTCAGAGATGTCATCCTTGTCGCGCTTACGCAGGGCGATCACCTTTCGGATGACCTTGGTGTCGTAGCCGCGGGCCTTGGCCTCTGCCATGACCTCTTTCTGCTGGTCAGCCAGTTCTTTCTTCTCAGCGTCCAGGCGCTCGAACCGCTCGATGAACTGGCGCAGCTCGCCTGCCGTCACCCGGTAGGTGGTATCTGCGGCATTGTCGAAATCCGGGTCTGCCTTCATCGGAGGCTTACCAGAGGCCTTGCGTTGCTCAGCGTGCTTCGCCTTAAGCTGCTGGCCACCGATATCATCACAGGCCGCTGTCAGCATCTTCACAACGGTTTCGCGGTCTGCGTCATCGGGGATGGCGGATTGCAGGGACAGGGCGGTGCGGATCGTTTCAATCGTCGCCACCTCGCGCTTTCCCACATTATCAGGGGCAGATACGATTCCTGCCTCTTCCATGCGCTCAATCAGACGCGCGGCCTTGTTGTAGCCGATTGCGAGCTTGCGCTGCACAAAGCTGGTGCTGGCTTTCCCCTCACTGACGACAACTGCCGCAGCGCGGAAATAGAGCGCATCGCCATCGGACTTTAGCGGGCCTTCGCTGGCAGATGTATCAACGCCCTGAAAGGTATTGGGCCCCACGCGCATTGACACCCCTTCCCCGCGCGACACATGCCCCGGATCAGCTTTCTGAATGGGCGTGACGATTTCCTTGATCAGGGCGGTTTGGTCATCCGCGCTGCGGATATCATCCCAGCGCTTGACCAGAGCTGCCCAGTAGGCGTTGACGTCGGTCATCATCGACAGTTGATCCCGTAAGCCAGGCACAGCATCCAGCAGACGCTCACAGCGCCCAAAATCGGCACTATCCAGCGGGTAGTCACCGCTCTGCTCGCCCTCACCCGTCACACGCGCTGCGATGGACTTTGATGAGGCCCCGGTCACGTTGTCCCAGATCTCAGTGGCGCGCTCTATCTGCGCGTTGGACGGTTCCTGTTGATCAAGCATTGCTCTGCCCTTTCGGTTGGTGTTTTGCGCCCTGTGCGGCGCTCAGCGTCTTTCCTGCGAATTCCAGCGCTGCTGCGATGTCTTTGGCGTTGGGGTACTGATCCGGTACGCGCGCAGCGAGGCGGCTTTGGGTGCGGTAGGCCCCGCGGATCTCATCAAGGCTGTTCAGGCGCATGCGCTTGGGACTGGTGCAGATCGGGCCGGGCTGCGGGGCGATGACGATGCAATCGCCCAGTTCGGCGTCGACAGTCACCACCACCCGGCCAAACTGCATGCCGTGGGTTTCTGGGTCGGAATGCGGCGACATCACAGCGACACCCCGACCTGTCGGCAGTCCTGCTCGGTCACCAGTCCCGCGCTCAGGCATTCCCGGGCCATGGACGGCGACACACGGCCCCGCATGTGGGGCTTGGCCTCAAGGATCTCTTTCGCCCAGTAGGCCAGCACCTCGGATTGATCGGCCTGCGCCTTGGGGGTAGTCACGTGCTGGCGCCAGCGTTTCTCAGCGATCCAGTTCTCGGAGAGCTTCACATACCGTGGGGCGTTGCCATCCTGCTCGACCGCATAGGCGCGGGCACCAGCCAGGATCTCCGCTGGGTCGGCCCCCTCGCCCAGCGCCGCGCGCAGTGCGTCCTCGGTCGCCTCTGGCAGGCCCATCCGGGGATAGGCAGCTGAGAACTCGGCAACGAAATCATCAAAATCAAATTCAGGATTGTGCGGGGCGTCAGCCGCGCAACTTGTTTGTTGTTCTTTTTGTTTTGTTGTTCTTCTTAAGGAGCCGGTTTTACCGGCGGGCGGGTTGCACCGGCGGGCGGTTTTTTCCGGCTCACGGTGAAACAATTCCGACTGTTCCACGCCGGGAGCTGGTTTTTCCGGCTCACGGTCAGCAGTCGCATTCACAACATCTTGTGTCTCGTTCCCGCCTTGTTCTCCCTCATGTTGAGGCTGCGGAGTGTCGAACACTTCCCAAATGTAGCCATCTAGGCGCCCATCGGCCCCCTGTTTAGGCTGAACCTTCAGGTAACCCGCTTTGATGACCTCTCTTCTGATTTTCTGCCATTTGTCCTTTTTGCATCCCAGCACCTCCTGGCACTTGGAGACATAGAACGTCCAATCATCACTGCAGGACATCACGTAGCACAGCAACAACCGTGCATCCGCGGATATCGATGTGTCTCGGATCAAGGCATTCGGAATGGTCGAAAACCCCGACCGCCGCCTGACCGTGACCCTGCCGCTTGGCTTGTCCGTCATGACGTCACCTCACATGTGTTTTCCGCCCAGCGCTGGGCGTTGTTTTTCTTGGTTGCTGCCGACCTGCCGACAAACTCGGTGCGCCCGTGGCTCCCTGCTGTGAACAGATGCCAGGCGCAGTTGTCTTTTCCGGTGTGCTTGCTGCCCTCGATCCACTTGACCCGCCCGACCGAGACGATCTTGCGGCAGTGGCGCAGGTACGGCTGTGCCTGCAGGGTGTGGCACCAGTCCGCATCAAACAGCAGCCACGTCGGGCACAGGCCTGACAGGCGCAAGATCAGCGGGTGCAGGATCTCCCGCGACCAGGGCGGGTTTGTGATGATGTAATCGAGCGGACGGCGCGGCTTAGCCGTTGGAGTCCAGTGCAAGGCGTTGCCCTGCGTGACGTCCCCTCGCCCCGGATTGATATCGACCGCCTCAGTACAGGTGCCGCCGATCCATCGAAGGTGATCAATCAGCCGCCCATTTCCAGCGCAGGGCTCGGCATATCGGAACCGTGTGGGCAGATGGGGCGCCAGCAGCGGCACCGGATCCCACGGCGTGCGGTACAGGTCGTTCTTACGGCGTTTGAAGGTGCTGCGCTTACCCATGGGCTGCGCACCTCCGGAATGGCTGACGGTGACGGGAAAACCCGCCTCTGGCGCCCGCCCGCGCCCCGGTGATCGTGCTTCTCAGGGGTATATGTACCTTAAGAATGCGCCGGGTCCTGATGCCAGCACGATTTTGGTATTCCGCTGTCCCGTGATGTTCAGCGGCGAAGTCTCCCAGCGCATGTTCTTGTGGATGGTTGGCAATCGGAGATTGTACGCCTCTCCGATTGCCTGCATCGTCCGTGGTGCGAACCATTTGGACGAAAGGAAATTTCTCAATGAGCGCCAACGACATTTCAATCACCGTCAACGATGTCAGTCGTCCGGTTCTTTGCGGCCTGTGCCACAAACCGATAGACTGGATAGGAGAACCGGATACTGAGATCGGCGAGGCTGGCTGTGTCTCCTGTGACAACACTGCGGATATCAAGCAGGTCGCCAAGGTTGCGATTGAGTTCGCCGAAGACGAGGGACAACTGATCCTCAACCGTCAAATGCGTGACGTCGCCAAAAGCAGCAGCTTCCTGAAGTTCACAGGCCAGACACGACATAAGAAAACGCACGCCTTCATTGTCCACATTGATGGATCGGAGTTCGGCCTCTGACAGGACGCGTGGTTGCCCATAGGCTCCGGTGAATGGTGCTTGGTCAGGCATTCTCGGCCTCATCGTTGCGAATATCACGCACAAGTTTTGCGATTGGTCCGCGCGTAACACCGCAGGCATCAGCAACCTTCTGCTGCGATAATCGCTCATCCAGCAACCGAAGGATTTTCAGATCGCGGCTGTCGCGATCATGCTCTTGCTGCGGGGTCATGAGTGGCCCTCACCCTGCTTGGCCTCACGCACCGCTATAGTGACCGCATCAACTTGACTAAGAGGCAAACCATCGTGAATTGAGCAATCGAGAAAACCATCTGGGCAACGGCTATCGCAGTCAGCAGGCTTTCTATGGACGCAACATTCTCGATCATGATTGATCCCCTTAGATCTGTTGTGAAATTCTGATGCCCCTAAAATTTTCAGATCGCGGCCGTTGCGATAATACTCTTGCTGTGGGGTCATGATTGGCCCTCGCCCTGTTTGGCCTCACGCACCGCCTGTAAGAACGCCTCCAGCGCAGCCAGCCCCTCGGGGCCCTCCTTTTCCAGCGCGCCCAGGTCGCCGGTGGCGAGCCAGTTGCATACCGCGCCAGGCACCTCGCCGATCTCTTTCAGCATGGTGAAGGCCAGCCGCTGCAGGTCAGTCTGCGCCGGGGATGCATCCACGCGGGATTTTAGCCGTCCGGTGATGGGAAACTGATCCGCAATATCTTCGATCTGAAACGCCAACTGCCAGTCAAATCGCATGGACCCATCCGCGATCTTGGACAGCGTCCCGGGAGCCAGACTGCGCCCGGTGGTTTCCTTGATGGCCATGCAGACAGAAGGCCCGCCGCCTGCTTTTTTAACCAGGCTGGCAAAGGTCTTGCGCAGCGCGGGCGTCTCGTAGGTTTCACACATGGAAACGGCTTTTCCTTGGGGTTTGGCTGCTCAGCCTTCAGGTTGTTGTTATGGAGATAAACACAGGTTGTGAGGGTTGATGTTGTGGATGCGGAATTTTGCTCAGCTACCCACCTTATTGGCGCCACTACTCTCAGCGTCAGAAAAAAAGTGTTCGGGTCGGAGCTCGATTCCGAGCTTTCGGGCCTCGGCAAGCAGCTTTTGTTGAACGTCACTTGGGATAAGGCCGCCCGTGCCGCCCTTCTCTTTGGCGTAGGTCCAACGGCGAACGTTGACCTCATGGCGTCCGGCCATAGAGGCAACCGCCCCATAGCCGCCGCAAATTTTGATAACTGTTTCTGCTGGGTTCATCATACCATCAGTAATTGCGATTATAGCAATATTAGTCAACCAACAAGTTGCGATATTGCCCATATACGCCAACTTGCGAATATCGCAGAAAAGTGTTTATGGAAGAGATAAACGCTGAATGGCTTCAGAGCCACTTGGATGGAAGTCGCGGAGAGCAATCACGTCTCTCCCGCGAAACAGGTATTTCTCCAGACAAGATCACTAAGATACTAAAGGGTCGCCGTCAGGTCCAAGCCGCAGAGGCCCCGCTCATCTACAGGTTTTTTTACCCTGAAGGCGATCAAGATCAGGCTGGCGAACCGAAACAGCTGCTCGAAGTATGGTATCAATTAGGTCCGGAAGAGCGGGATTTTTTGCTAAAGAGTGCAATAGGGCTTCTCTCTCCTCACCTTCCGCGCACTCGGGAACCTGACGAAGAAGGCTGATTGCCTTTCGATAATCTTCCCGGCATTCTTTCGACATTCTTCCCCCGAATTTAACCGCTGTCAGCTCACGCGCGCCATCCGGCCGCACTCATAAGTTGAAGGTGACGAGCCTCATTGTCTTGACACGTCTAAGGACGGTCAACTAATACGGGTGCCGTATCGAATATATTCAAGAGAGCAGCCATGATGACATCCAGTCTTATCGACCATTGGAAGCGGCTGATTGCTCTAGATGGTAGATCGCAAGGCGAGCTCGCCGTTCTAATCGACAAATCGCCCGGTTACTTCTCTACGGTCTGGAAAGGAGGCCATGAGCCGGGAGTGTTCACAACTTTCAAATTGGCTTCCGTACTCGGTGTCAGCCACAACCATCTCATGGGCCTCGATGGAGGAATGAGCTTAGCACCTGATCCCGGCTATCAATCAGAGGTTAACCGACAAGCATCACGGGTTCTTTCTGACGTTATGAGGGTGGCGCATCAACGGTTAAGCCTTTGGAACAGCGAAGAACCGAAAACAACAGGGGGCAATGTACTCCCCCTGCTGCTGAGTTGGTGGCACCAGCAGTCAGGAAACTTGGTGTGCCACGAGGGACTTCGGGACAACTTTGATCTTATCAAGGTGCCGAACGCGACAGACACCATAGTCGAACCCGTTGAACTTGGAGCGAACAGTCTAGCGGCTAAGAAACTTGGTACAAACTCAGCTGATGCGCTCAAGCGACTTGTCGAAGGTTTCGACACTAGGTCACGGATGGATCTAGTGCAGAGCTATTACGATGTATCGCAAAATGGAACTCCGGCACTTTCAGCACCGATTTCCGTACGCATCCCGCTACCTGACGGAGTTCCTGCGGCGAAGGTCGAATATTTTCGACTACAGCTACCGGTTGTCAGCCCGAATGGTGAAAAATTTGTTCTCAGCTATTGCTTCCCAGCTTGAACCCCTGAATTTGGCACGGGATCGAGTAAAAACTCGGGGTGTTTCACATAAAATGCCGCAGCTTCCTGAAGGTCAATACGTGGCAGTGTAACCAGATATTCACTCGAACTGCGGCTAGGAACCTGCACTTCCCACTCCTGTGGCCCGATGTGCTGTCGCGTGAAGCCATATCGACTTGCCTTGCCAGATAGAACGTCTGCCTGCCTAACGAAACCATAGGTCCAGGCCGGACGCCATTTCAGGTGCGCTAGGGAGAATAGATAATGGAAAACAAGCCTCCAATTTACACGCCCCTTACGGTTCGCCGTGTCTAGAAATAGTTCGCCCAGATAGACTATCTTCCCCGATATCTCTCTGGCAGCGGCGTTTGAGAAAGACGTAACTGGAGATCCTGCCCCAGAGTTATATAGCCTGGAGTATGTCGCCGACCAATGCTGCGCGAGGCTGTCATCACCGATATCAATAAATCGCGCAGCCACACCGCCAACATCGTCGCCGTCTATGCGAAACACGATGCCAAACGCCTCGATTGAGGTGAAATCGTGCCAGTCCGGAGAAAGCATCGGATGACTTTCTGCTTTCCCGATTCTGGCCATACGAGCCTGAAATTCAGTGATATTCGAAACAGCGATTAGCTCAAGGCCCGCCCCCTCCAGCTCCCTCAGGCATATATGCGCGAGCCTGATCATGTTGTCCTCGTGCATAGCTTTCTCCATGTCATCTTAACTCCTTTCGCCAGTAGACGTGGGTCGCTTGCGCCGCCACATGGCAGCAACCCTAACCGACCATTCAACCCGGCAGTTGAGCGCGCGACAAGTTTGCGATTTGATGTCTGACTAATTTTCCATTTTTCACCAAGTTGCGTTTATCGCAATTTATAGCGTTGACAATAATTGCGGTAATCGCAATGTTACTCCCAACAAAGGGAGATCAACATGCAGCATTCGCACCGTCAGCAACGCGCAGACCAGACAGCAGCCAGCAGCAACGACCTCGTGTCTACAAGCCAGCTTCGTGTCCTCGCATCGATGGACCCCGCCACGTCGCTAGCGACTTTGCCCGATGAAGAACTGGCCGCGATGGCGCGCCATCTGCTCCCCGATATGGCGGGTGAGCTGCTGGGCCACCGCCTCGCGGCGCTGGCAGGAACAGCTGAGGTTGCCTCCGCCCGCCTCCGATTTTCCAATGGCTTGACACGCATTCTCGCCGGGCGCGCAGGTGCCACCATCAAGGCGGGATCGGCGGCATGAGCGCCGCAACCACTGCAGCCCGCTTTGCGCAGACCATTGCCCAGCTGCAGGGCCGTGAACGCCGCGACGCGGTGGCCTGCGCGGTGATCGAAACCGGTGGCCTCTACCCCTTCCCCTTTCCGAAGCGTGCGTTGGTGGAAATCCAGCTGCACGGCGTCTGCGCGACTGGCATCGGCGAGGATGAGGCGATCAGCAATTGGATCGCCAAACTGTCCCCTCAGGTAGAACCTCAAGAGGTTGCCGCATGATGCCCGCCAGCGTTCAAGAGGTCTATGCCGCAGCGCAAGTGATGGAGCATCGCGGCGTGTTTGGGCGGGCAACCCTGCTGCGCACGCTTGGCGGCACAGCGCGCCCGATCACGCCCGACGTTCCGGCCCATGAAGCGCATTGGCGCGTGGACCTTCTGGGCATTCGCGTGGACGGCATTGACCTGCCCAGCGCGCTGTCTGCGTGGATCCGCGCCGCCCGCATGTCTTGTCGACTGACCCCGGCCCGCCGCGGCACTGATTGGCGACCTGACTGCCCCTACAACGGACAGGCGCCGTTGCCACCCTCACTCCCTGTTGCCAAGGCCTGAAACCTGCTGAGGCACAAACTGGCCGGGGCTACGGTCCCGGCCCTTTTCCAACACATGCGGGGTGGCGCCCGCTCCCCCCGGGCGCGGCAACCCCACTCACGGAAACCGGCCGCGCCCCAAATGAAACCATGCACCGAAAGGCCCTAAGATGAACGCTCACAGTGAAATCAAGACTGATGTCGCCACCAAATCACTCAAGGTCGACATCTCAGAACTTCGCGCCGCCCTCGCTTGGGTCAACAAGGTGCGGGAAACGTGGTCGCGTATCCCGATCCTGAGCCAGAACCTGTTTCAGGTTGAAGACGGTCAGCTGACGATTACTGCCACCTGCCTTGATCGCGAAGCACGACAGTCACTCTCCTGCGACACCTCTGACGCTTGGTCATTTGTGATGAACGGTCACCGGGTGATGAAAGTCACGGCAGGTCTGTCCGGCACCGTCACCATTGAACATGACATTGCCAAGGATCTCCTCACACTGACGGCTGACGGCATGTCCCTGGCCATGAACGTTATGGCACCGCCAGAGGACTGGCCAACTATCAATAAGCAAAAGCCCCTGGGCGGCATTGAGGTCGGTGAAAACGTCCTCCTCCGCGCGCTTACCTTAGTCAAACCGTGCATATCGACCGAAGAAACCCGGTACTATCTGAACGGGATCTACTGGACCTCACACGACGGTGCGTCACGCATGGTGACGACGAACGGGCATCGGCTCGCGCGCCTGGATCTCGAAGCTCCAAATCCGCCATTTGATGTGATCTTCCCGCGGATCGGCATAACGCCACTTTCAGCCATGCTGACCGAAAACGGCAATCAGCTTGCCAAGATCACTTATCGCGGTGCCGATCAGACGCCCACCCTTCTTAGTATTGAGATGGGCGACCGCGAACTGCACTGCAAACTGATCGATGGCACATATCCCGATTACAAGCGGGTCATCCCTTCAGTCGATGGGGAACAGGCTTTCGATATCATCATTCCCAAATCCGCCACTCAGCGCCTTCGCTTAATGGCCGGACCGCGCGACCTTGGCTGCAAGATATCCCCTGAAAAGGGCACCATGACGATTGGCCGAGAGGATCACGATGGCAAGCTGTCAGTGACTTATGCCGCCAAGGGCAAGTCTGAGCCGGATATCGGTTTCAACACCCTCTACCTGGCCCAGACGACAGCAACGATGGGGAACATTCGCTTGCGCGCGAAAGACAAGGGCGCGCCCGCCTTGGTCACCAGTGAAGCACATACGGATCTGATCATGGTCCTGATGCCGATGCGGGTTTGAAGCAACGTATCGACCACAACCGCACCCCTTTGATGGAGACCACCATGGCAGATGTCACTGGCCCCACCAGAACCCTACCCGGCGCGGCACACTGCCTACCGCCCGGAACTATGTGCGATGCACACCCCAAACGTCCCGCAGTTGCTCGCATTCAAGGCGAAACTGACAGCTTCGGATCTGAGCTGATCGACTGCTGCGAGGAATGCAAGGCCAACATCTGGGCCGCAATCAGAACCAAGCGCAACGGATACTGCGAATGGTGCAAGACAATTGCGGAGGACATCCGCGACCATCGCGACTTTGAGGAAGGAAGTAGCGGGCCGGTCTACTCTGTTTGCGCAGGGTGCCGCGCCAAGGAACTGCAACGCCTTGAGTGCGAACTCAGCTACTACGACTAACCCTGCCCCCAACCGTACCCCTTTGATGGAGAGAGATATGCCCAACGGAGACGGAATAACAAACTTTCACTGGCTTGAACACGCAACGGGCAATGGCGTTGCATGGTCCATGATCGGCATCCCAGCTGCTCTGGCGTGGGTCGCGGCTGCGCTCTGCTGGTTCCTTGAGCCGCGAATTGCCGCCGAGGTCTCACCTCTGGCGTGGGCGATGTGGGCCGCGCTTGGCTGGTATGGACTGCTGTTCATTATCTTTGGCGGCTGGCTGGCCCTGCTTGCCATCGCCGCAGCCCATTAACCCACCCAACCCTAAAACGCACCGCCTGGAGGGCAACACCATGACCAGAGACGAAGCCCGCGCCCGCTGGGCCGCATCCGGCCTCACCTATGAGGTGCTGACCACAGAAAACATCAAGGGCCTGCGCGACCGCCTGAGTGCAGCGCTGAAACCTTCCGGCCTCATCAAAGGATACCGCGCAAACCCGACACCAAAGCTGAAGGTCAGCGCTGGTCGGCCATGGGTGCAGATCACATGCGCCGCCTACTACTTCTCCCGACGCGAGGCCGTGACCTTCAATCCTGACGGCTTCGTCGGGTTCGCGGGATGGGCAGATGACCGCAACGTACAGCCGATCCTGACCGCATTTTGCAGCTGGGTCGATGATCTGACGCCCTCAGCAGCAGCCGCCCATTCCACCTAACCCCTACACCGAGACACATCATTTAGGAGGTCACCCATGACCCGCTACACCGCCGCAAAACATGCCGGGAAAGTAGAGCTCGTCCACCTCAACGGAGAAAAAATTGAAAACGTGATCGAATGCGATGACGCATCTTGGCTTCGCCATCACACTCGACGTCAAGACCGGACAGGAAACCCTCCTGACCGGAAAGATTGCCGTAACCCTCTACCCAGCCAACTAACCCCAACCGCAGGACTACCGTGACCAAGCCTGAACCCGTGAAAGTGGGATATGCCCGCGTCTCGACAATAGAGCAGAACCTCGACATGCAAATCACAGCCCTCAAACAATACGGCGTCCATGACGCCATGATCTTCACGGACAAAATGAGCGGCGCGAAGAAAAACCGCCCAGGGCTGCAAGCGGCTATCTCAACCGCGGCGGAGACTGGTGGCGAGTTCGTTGTTTGGAAGTTGGATAGACTGGGCCGTACACTGCTGGGCATCATCGGCGTAATGCAGGTGTTTGAGGCAAACAACGTCCTGTTGGTCAGCCTGACAGAGCGCTTCGACCTCTCCAGCCCGATGGGCAAAGGCATGTTTCACATCATGGCCGCTCTGGCGCAGATGGAGCGTGACTTGATTAGAGAGCGCACCATCGCAGGCGTCAAAGCGGCCCGTGAGCGCGGCGCGCGTCACGGCAGACCCCAAACAATGACACCGGAACGGATGGAGAAGGCCGCAGAACTCGCCCTAGCAGGCGTATCGGCGACCAAGATCATCCCTGTGATGAAAGCTATGCCCGGACCCAGCATAGCCAAGTCCCGCGTCTATCAATGGGTCAGAGACTTTAAGGCCCAGCAGGGAGTGCTGACGTCAAATGTAGCCTTAGAGAATGCCGGGAGGCAGCAATGAATACACTATGGCTCCTAACCGCAAAATTTGAATGCAGCCCGCCTGTCACGGTTGATGCGCTGCGCACCATTTTTCTCAGCAGCAAGAGCCGCGAAATCCCTTTGCCATTAACCCAACAATCCCTTGGAGACCAATATGGCTAATCCACAGCTATTGACCATTGACGCGGCGGCGGAGGAATTGGGTGTACCTAAGGGATCGCTAAAAACCGCCGCCCAAGAGCATGGATTCCTCGTCAAGATGGGCCGTGCCACTCGCATTGATAGAAACGATTTTCCGAAATTGGTGAAAGCATGCCAAGACCAAGCAAGGGCGCCCGCCTGCACAAATTCAAACACCGGCCGTACTGGTACATCCGGGACACCGGAAGGCCAGACCAGTCAACGGGCTGCACAAGCCGCGATGATGCTGAAAAAGCGCTTGCCGCCTACATCGCAACCAAAGGACGGGAAGGTTCTGCGAATGAGCCGGCCAACGTAACCTGTGGGGAGGTTCTTGCAATCTACGCTGAAGAATATGCTCCGACCGTCGCGGCGCCAGAGAGGGTCGGATATGCGATCGATGCCCTGATCCCATTTTGGGATGGGCTGAAACTGAGCCATGTGAAGGGCGAAACGTGTAGGCGGTACGCAAAGACCCGAAAGAAGGTTGTCAAACGTGATCCTGACACCAATGAACCCATCGAATACGCTCCTATCTCGCCAGGGACAGTGCGCCGTGAGTTAGGAGTTCTGCAACGGGCTATCAACTACGCCCATGCTGAGGGCTATATTACGTCTGCACCAGCCGTCACACTGCCGGGCAAGCCAGAGGCGACTGAACGTTGGTTATCCCGTGATGAGGCTGCCAAGCTTCTCTGGGCGGCCTACCGGGGCCACAAGGCTTCCCACCTCGCCCGTTTTATCCTGATTGCGATCTACACTGGAACTCGCAAGGACGCCATTTTGCGGATGGGTTTTGAGCCAAACACCGTTGGAGGTTGGTTTGATCTGGACCGAGGCATCATGTTCAGGCGCAGTGATTCAGAGCGGCAAACCAACAAGCGGCGTACACCAGCACGCATCCCCCGCCAGCTGGCGGCCCACCTGAGGCGCTGGCGTGATAGTGGAAGCAAGTGGGCTGTAGAATATCAGGGCGCACGTGTCGGCGACATAAAGCGAGCCTTTGCAAAAGCCGTGCAATCCGCCGATGTTATCCCTTGCTCCCCACATACGTTAAAACACACTGCGATCACCTGGGCGCTTCAAAACGGTGCAAGTGTCTGGGATGCTGCTGGTTTCTTTGCGACCAGCGCCGAGACCATCGAAAAAGTTTATGGGCACCATTCGCCACACCACCAAGAAAGCGTCCTGCGTGCCGTAGAGCGGCGATAG